ATAGTATATAGACAAAAAAAGTGGGACATCTAGGACATTTATAGACAAGCCTTTGGGGGAGTAAGCGTTAGAGGTGGTAGACTTTAATTTTAAAAGTGGTCCATAAGTGGGACAGTGGACCACTTTTTACAAAAAAATAAAAAAAGAAGGTGATTCATCATTTATGAATGGGTAAATTCAATCATTGCAATCGATGAGGAATTAATCGATTTAAAAATGTCGCTCAAATTGAATAAAAACGAGCTTAGCCGTTGGAAAAACTATTCATGGGGACATGATGGTGACCTTGCAAAAAATCAGAAGTTTTTAACTGCTTTGCAAAAACAAAATCATTTAAAGGTAGTGATCAGAGAATTGAATGAACGAATTGAAAAACTAGAAAATGAACGTGAAGAAATTGTTCAAACAATTGATAAATTTTCTGGTTTGAATCAAAAAATCCTGAAATTGAAATATATTGATGGATTAACATTAGAAGCTATAGCTAATGAAACAGGCTATACGCACCAGTATATAAAGAATAAACATGCAGAATTAATGAGAATAATCAAGTTTGATAGGAGTTGACTATCATGAAAAGTTTTACCATATCAGCAAAAATGAATCACATTTTGGCGATTATTTTGTTCAAGATGTATGAGGAGAGTGAGTTTTCTCGTGAATGAACAACTTTCTTTTTTTGATGACACTAGTATCGGTTACGTATAATTTCTAATTGTACATTACGTAAGGTACCATGATGTTACCGACAACTTGTTTTTTGTATGATATTCTATTATTGTCGAAAGATTACGAAAGAGCATCTGATGCAGATGTTCTTTTTTTTTATTTTTAGGTAAAGGAGTTGAGATAAGTGAAGGGCCCCACTGAACAACAAAAAAATTTTATTGATGAATACTTGAAGCTTCGCAAAAAAAATGCAACACGTGCAGCAATTAATGCTGGTTACAGTAAAAAATCTGCCAAGTCACAAGCATCTCAACTTCTAAACAATCCTAAACTATTAGAGTATCTGGAAAAACGAGAAAAACAGCTAGAGAAAGAGCTTAAACGCGAATTTTTCTTTGATGCTATAGATGCGCGTCAAATACTATCCGACATTGTCAACAATCCGAATAGTAAAGACACTGACCGAATCAATGCAGCTAAGGATCTGCTTGATCGTGCTGGTTATAAAGCGGTGGATGTTCACGAGATTCAATCGACTGTTAACATTAACGCTGATGGTTTAACTGATAGCGAATTAGAGGAGCGTATCGCCGAATTAGAGCGAGAACTAAGCACTAGTGATGGCGATGGATAAGATCAAAAAATATCGGTATTTAAAAGAATTGAAGCAATTAAAACGAGAAAAGTTGTTACGCAATGCGCGTAATGACTTTTTTTCTTATTGCCAAACAATAGTACCTGATTTTTACAAGAGCGATCGAGCCTACCTCAAGCGTTTGTGTTCCGAATTCGCGGATTTCATGCAATCGGATGAGGATATCATGTTACTTAATGTGCCACCACGACACGGCAAGTCATTAACAGCTGGTCGTTTTGTCGAGTGGGAACTTGGTCGTAATCCTAAGATGCGTGTTGCTACTGGTTCATACAACGAAGACATGGCAACCGACTTTTCCAAAGAAGTTCGTGACACAATCGCTGAGGAACGAGTCCTTGATGATCAGGTTGTTTATACTGATGTTTTTCCACGTGCCAAATTGAAACACGGTTCGACCGCTGCTAAACGTTGGGCTTTGCAAGGTGCTAAGTTAAGTTATTTAGCGACGTCTCCTGGTGGTTCGGCTACTGGTAAAGGTTTCGACCTGCTTATTATCGATGACCTCATTAAAGGGATTAAAGAAGCTACAAACGAAAATGATTTGCAGAAGCATTGGGATTGGTTTACAAAGCAAATGCTGTCTCGGGTGGAAAAAGGCGGGAAAATTATCATCATTATGACCCGTTGGCACTCAAAAGATCTAGCCGGACGTGTCATTGCTGAAATGCCTGGTATGGGATACAAGTTGCGTACGGTCATCGAAAAAGCATTACTCAACGAAGAAACTCGTGAAATGCTGTGTCCCGGCATCTTAACTTACGAAGAGTATAAAAAGAAACGTGCTGCAATGGGTTCTGCAATTGCTAATGCCAATTATCAGCAAGAACCCATTGACCAAAAAGGTCGTTTGTATCAGAAATTCCAAACCTATGAAACATTACCGGACAATATCATCAAAATATGGAATTATACGGATACTGCAGATAAAGGAGCCGATTATCTTTCCTCTCCAGTTTGGGCGGAAACATCTGATCACAAGGCGTATTTGATAGACGTCCTCTACACGAAAGAACCAATGGAAACAACCGAAAACGCTCATGCCAATATGATTATTCGAAACAAGGTTAATCATGTTCGAGTCGAAGGAAATAACGGTGGACGTGGCTTCAAACGCAATTCAGAAAGACGAGCAAAAGAATTAGGTTATCGATCAGCCTACTGGGAGGATTTCCATCAGTCCTCAAACAAGCAATCGCGGATTCTATCAAACAGCGCTTGGGTTGAGAATAACGTGTATTACCCAGAAGATTGGGCGTTGAGGTGGCCGGAATTTTATGAAGCTATGACAACGTATCAGCGCGAAGGGAAGAACGCGCATGATGATGCACCGGATTCAGTTACAGGGATTGCAGAAACAATGGATAGAGGTGCAGGTTGGCTATATTAACGAAAGGAGCGAATGCTTTGAATCCAAACAAATTTAAGTCTAAAAATATTGAAGAACTAGCATCTGCAGTTAAACAGGCAGTAAGTAATGATCGTGCTGCAAGCTATAAAGATAATATGCGCAAAGGCATTGATTACTACAAACACAAGCACGATATCAAAGACCTACGATTCTTTTATGTAGATAACGAGGGTAAAGTACATGAAGAAACGGCGCGATCAAATATCAAGATTTCTCATTCGTACTTTACAGAGTTATCCGACCAAAAAACGCAGTATTTATTGTCCAATCCAGTAGAGGTCTTGACTGAACAAGAAGGACTGCAAGAATACCTTGAAGAGTATCTTGATGAGGAATTCCAGTTGATGTTGCAAGAGGTCGTTGACGGTGGTAATCAAAAAGGTTACGAGTTTGTTTATACAAAGCTCAATAAAAATCAGGACCGTTTGTCTTTTGCAGTTGCTGACTCTCTCAAAGTTATTCAGATTTTTGATGAAAATAATCAATTGATTGCGATTGTTCGTTATTACGATTCGGAAATTTATAAACAAGATAAGACAGTCGCGGTAACCAAAGCGGAATTGTGGGACAGTGAAAAAGTCCATTATTTTGTAGCAACCGAAAATAAGGATTTTGAACTGGATAAATCATATGAGGTAAATCCAACGTACTTTAACACTATGATTAATAGTGAGACCAAACAAGCGTATGGCCAATCGTTAGGCGCAGCGTTAGGCATTGATGATTTTATACCGTTCTTGCGTTATGACAACAATAAATATCAAACAACTGACTTAGAACCAATTAAAGCACTGATTGACGATTACGATTTAATGGCGTGTTCATTATCCAATAATTTACAGGACTACGACCAGCCGTTTTTCGCAGTCAAAGGCTTTCCAGGAGACGATTACGAAAAGCTGATTAACAACCTTCGTAGCCGTGGCGCAGTCGGGACAGGAGAAAATGGCGGTATTGAGGTTCACACTGTCAATATTCCTGTCGAGGCACGAAAAGAAAAGCTGAAAGTTGATAAAGAGGGCATATATAAGTTCGGCATGGGGTTTGATTCGTCGCAAGTCGGGGATGGGAATATCACAAATGTGGTTATTCAATCACGCTATTCATTGTTGGATTTTAAATGTAACAAGGCTGAAATTCGCTTGCGTAAATTAATCAAACGTATGCTAAAACTGATTATTGCTGATATCAATCGCCGATTTAATACCAATTACCATACGGATGACCTGGAAATCATTATCACACGATCAACTATCTTTAACGAAAAAGAGATTGAAGAACGTGAGAAAATCAAAGCAGAACGAAAGCAAGTTGAAATTGATAATTTGCTAAACGCTGCTACTCGATTGGATGATGAATCAGTACTTGAGTACATTTGTAACGTCTTGGAATTGGATTATGAGGAAGTGCAGCAACGTCTAGAACAACAGGATTACGAAGAACCAGAGGAGGTACCAGAAGATGAAAATTAGAGTTTATTTAAAAAGTGGTGGTTCAATCAAAGGTTATACTAAGGCTGAAAAGGAAGAATTACCTGAACTTTTCAGTACCGAATCAAATTTGGGTATAAAACTTGGAAAATATCTGATTCCTTCGTGGGATATCTTGCGTATTAAGATATTGAGTGAGTAGCCATGTCTAAAAAATATCGCAAGGAGATTGAATCACTACTCAGTAAATCAGAATCGAGTATCAATAAGAAATTACAGCATTTGTACAAAGATTTAGCCGAAGAAATCACGCAAGACATTATCAAACTGTCCAAAGAGATTGAATTGGATGATAAATTCAGCAAGAAATTGCAAAAGGAACGCTTAGAGGCTATTCGTAGTCAGATGTATGCCAAAGCGAATCAGTTAGCTGGTAATCAAGAAAAGAATATCTTTGATTTTCTAAAGCACGATGGTCAGACAGCTTATAACGAACTCTTTTATGAGTTTGAAATGTCAGAAAAAATACCATTGTCTTTTACTATGATGACTGATAAGCAAATAGCCACCATAATCAATACGCCAGTTGCTGGAAGAAAGCTTTCAACAAGATTGAAGGGGAATTCAACCAAGATGAAACAAAACCTTAACAGAGTGCTTACAAGAGGCTTTGCTAAGGGGTGGTCAACGCAAAAAATGGCAGTGCAGATTGCTGAAATAGGTGGCGCAAATTACCGCAGGGCTAGGAATATAGCTAGAACGGAATCAGGACGTGTTACCAGTGTTACTCGACAGCAGTCACAGAACCACGCAAAAGAGCTAGGTTTGAAAACCAACAAGCGATGGATATCCACGCTAGATGGCGATACGCGTACCAATCACCGTAAACTCGATGGAAAAACAGTCGGTATCGATGAGTATTTTGAGGTAGATGGGCACAAGGCGTTACAACCACATATGTTTGGCGTTGCCAGTGAGGATTGCAATTGCCGATGTCGTACTATTACCGTTATCGATGGGTATGAACCCGATTTGAGACGTGATAATGAGACAAAAGAAGTTATTGATTATAAAAATTACAACGAGTGGTTGGAGAATAAAGAGATAATTACGCCAACTGAAAGTAAACAATCAAAAGTTTTCGGTAAAACAAATATGGAAGAAATGGTTGGTAGAGATAATTATTCGGATTTCTTGGAAAGTTTTGATTCTATTCAAGACAAGCGAGTTAGAAGTTTACTTATTGAATTTGGAGACCAGTTGTCCTTCAAGGAATTGTCTAATAGCAAGAGTTACAGACGGAGAAGATGCTTGTAGATATTTTAAATAAATTGGAATAAGAAGGAGGAATCTTGATGAATGATTTTCACGAAGCGATTTTAACTTTACAAGTAACATCTAGCCTTGCAGGTGCATACAAAAAGGCCATCGAAGACGAAAATAGTCGCTATTGGGTTGAAAACGAAATTACGGATAAAGACGGCAATATTTTGTATGAGGAACAGAAGCCTATTTGGAATGGCAATCATGTACATGTAGAGATTGACCAATCATTTTCGGAAGCTACGTTACGTATTGGCATGATTTCTCATACGTTGCCGAATCTGAAACAGTCGGTGGAGTGGTATGAGAAACAAGGAGCGAAAGTCACTTATAAAAGTTGGGAGGAATAGAGATGGATGAAAAGAAATTTATTTCAAGATGTCGTGAATTAGTTGAAAAATATGCAAACGACCACTTAGATAAGAGTGATAATGTACCAGATTTCGAAGTTTTTGTGGTTTGGCAATGTAAGATTTTACAACATAACAAAGCCTTATTGAGCACTACACTTTTCGATGGTATGTATTACGAAATTACTTATAATGGCGATAAACGAGAATTTTATTTTGATGCTTATAAAAAATTCGAGAATAAAGCTATCAAGGTTTAAACGTTATGGATGAAGACGAATTAGAAGAATATTACGAAGCAGAAGACTTGGGTATTTATTGAGTCTTTTTTATTTTGTCCTGGATTATGACGTAAAACTATTCGCACTGTGCCGACAGTATATTCGGACACTCTAAGCGGTAGCGACCGCTATATAAATGCTATGGAGGGAAAACAATGGAATGGATTAAAGAAATTTTAGCAAAGCATACAAAAGAAGATGGCACGATTGATACAAATGCAGCAAACAAAGAAATTCAACAAGAATTTCCTAAGCATGCTGTGCCAAAAGACCAATATAACAATGTTTCAAACAGTTTGAAAGAAGCTAATAGCACAATTAAAACTTTAGAAGAGAAGGTTAAGGACAATCCGGATGTTCAAAAAGAGCTAGATACCTACAAATCTAAAGCGGAACAATTGGAAACTGAAAATAAACAGTTGGTTATCAATCACCAAGTTAGCAACGTTTTGCGTGATGCAGGCGCTAAAGATATTGAGTATGCAACATTTAAATTAGGCGCTTTGGAACTAGGAAAAGACGGAATCGTCAAAGACTTAGCAAACAAAGTGAAAGATTTGCAAAGTGCTTTACCAGATTATTTTGCAAAAGAAACTCAAGACCCTAAGGATCCATTAGATGGATTTAAAACCTTAAATCCTGACCCCAAAGAGGGGAAACAATCACAGCCCGATGCAACACAAGCTATGATTGATGCTTTCACATCAGATATTCCACAATCAAAATAATAAATGAAAGAAGGAAAACAATATGCCAGCAGTAGTAAATTATGCAGAAGCTTACCAACAAGGTTTGGAACAACGCTATGCTGCAAATGGGTTATTATATACAAAAAAATTATGGAATTCTCCATCGAACGGAAAATTGAAATTCACCGGAGCGAAAACCGTTAAAATTCCTAAGTTATTAATTACAGGTGGACGTAAAGATCGTGTACGTCGTTCAATTACTTCCGTTGAAGCGAATTACGAAAATCAATGGGAAGATTACACATTGACGAACGAGCGCTACTGGTCTACTTTAGTTGACCCGTCAGATATCGATGAAACGAATCAAGTAGTGTCAATTGCCAATGTAACTAAAGTTTATAACGACGAAGAAAAAATTCCTGAAATGGATAAACAAATGACTTCAACGTTATTTACTCGTAAGAATGCCATTGCCACAGGTCAAGGTATTGAACAAATGACATTGGATGAAACAAATTTCTTGGCTACTTTTGATAAATTAATGACTAACATGGATGAAAAAGGTGTTCCAGCGGTTGGACGTACTATTTTCTGTACCCCAACTGTTAAAACACTAATCAAAAACTTGCAACAATTCTCTCGTACGGTACCAGTTCAAAATAATAATGGGGAAATCAATCGTATTATCAACCGATTGGATGAAGTGACTATCGAACCACCAATTCCATCTGATC